GGTACGCGGACGCCGCAGACCTCCTTGCGCCAAACAATCCGGTAGCCCTCTTCCGAGAACCACGTTCGCCGGACCTTGTGGTTCTGACCGCGTTTCTTCTTGCGGAGGAATTCCATCAGCCTCTTCCCCGGCTCTTACGTGGGTGCCCGTCTTCGTACTTGTTGTGCCCTTTGGGCGGACTCACGAGTATCCGGCGGACCTTCTTCCGGCCGCACTTCCCGCAGCGTGTGGGCTGCTTGGCGTCCATTGCCTGGAACGCCTCGAACGTGTGGCCGCACGCGCTGCATTGCAGGTCATATAGCGGCATGTCAGTTTTCCGGCTCGGACTGCGGACGCTCGACGACCACGACGTTCTTCAGGTTGGTGATCTTCACCGGGCGGCCGGTGTTGCTGTAGCCGCCAACGGAATCCGGCGTCACGCGAATGACGTTCATCTTGTTCAGCCCCATCGCGGAGCCACGCCGCCAGGGATACACGATCAGGTCGCCAGGTCGGATTTCGTGGCCCAGGAAGTCGGTCGGGTTCATGGTTGTCCTTTCATCGGAGGAAGTAAGAGTGGTGCGGCCGTCGATCAACGCGCCCCGCACCGTGGGCCGATTCCAACCCGTTTCAGGAGGCGAAGGGTCTGGTTGCTTGACGGGCTTCAGACGGCACACCCGCCCGATGTCGCCTGTGCGATGTCTTCGGGAGTCAACGATGCGTATTCGCTCGGCATGTCGAAGTCGTAGCCGGCTGGCACCTCGTAGTCGTCCGGCGGAAACTGCTGCTCCCACCCTTTGGACAACTCCGCCGCGATCTCGCTCCGGGCGGCTCGGTAGTTGGCCACGTAGTTCATGCGGGTCCACAGTTCCCTACTGGGCAGTACGCGGTCTTCCACCATGCTGTGAAACTCCGGCCAAAACTTGGGGTGGATTTCATGGCGCTTGAGGATGGCCTTCAGATTGGGTACTCGCGTTTTCATGGCTGGCTCTTTGTGTTGGTTGCTGTTGTCTCTCCGCTGGGAGATCGCAAAACGCGAGTGAATCTGGAGTCGGATTTCGATGTCCGACGAGTTTTCCCAAGGCCCGATAGAGCAAGTCCCAGGCAAGCAGCCGCTTGCGTGGGAAGCCTTCGATATGCCCGGTCTTCCACTTGCGGCCGGCGGCATCGCGCAGTTCAATGCGGTAGTTGCCCAGGCTCGGACTGCCGGTGCCGGTGTTGATGATCTTGCCGGTGGCAATCGTCGTGACCTGTCCCGTAACGGCCGAGTGCAGTTCGATCTTGACGATCAGCATGGTTGTGCGGCTCGTTACAGGTCGATATAGTCCACGCGGTTGAGGATGTTCGCTTTCGGCGTCGGCCGCTTCTGCGAAGGGTCGAGAAGCTCCAGAGCCGCCAGCCGGGCGGCGATGGCCTGCTCCGTTTCGCGCTTGACGAGAGTTTCGATGTGGCCGATCTCGCCGGGGTCCGCGTCGGGACGAGGAATCTCGCCATCCCGCTGCTCGGCGCAGAGCAAACGTGCTCGGGCGACGGCGGGCAACCGTCGTGCCTTGAGGCCGGAGTTGTAATCGTTCTCATGTCCCATCAGTAGCACTCTCCCCAGGGTTCGCCGTCTTCAGGGTGGTGTTCGCCAGGTGTGCCGTGCCATGCCTCTCCGTCGCCGCAGCAGTCGCACACGGAAACGTCGTGGCAGGAGTTGGCCGCGATCCAATCGAGGATGATCTGGTGGTCGCCGGTTCGGTCGAAACGGTCTAGCGTCCTGTCGTCCACCTGATGGAGATTGAGGAAGCCGGTGCCGTCGCAACGAGTGCAATGGATGCTCATTCGATCTCCCACAAGGCGCGGTGGATGTACTCCGACCGCTTCATGCCGTGCTCTTCGACGATCTTGTCGCAGTAGCCACGGTCGATCTCGATGAGGGTGCAGGGGTAGCCCAGCCGCCGGCAGACGCGGAGCGTTGTGCCCGTGCCGCCGAAGGGGTCCAGGACTGACTCGCCATCGGGAGTCGTGAACTTCACGCACCGCTCGACCAGCCCCTCGTTGAGTTGCGTCGGATGCCAAGGACGACGCTGCTTGGAATTGCCCACGACGCGAGTGAAGTCGAACACGTCGCCGGGCACTCGGCCGCGCGGGTCCGCCCGCTTGTCGCCGTTCTCCTGCCGCCAACTGGGCACGCGGATCGCATCGGCACGTAGCGCGGCGTCAAACCAACGCAGCCGCCAGAGCGGCCGGTGGTTGTTGCCCAGGTCGTGGTGGCAATGCTGCCCGAAGGTGAAAGTCTGGACGCATGGCTTCGCTTCCAAGCCGCTGGTCCGCCGGACCATCTCGGCGACGATGCGGCCAACCTCGAAGGTCCACTTCGCGTTGAAGCTGAACCACACGGTCTTGGCCCTGTGAACAAACAGATGCAACCAGGTTTCCAGCAGATCCACGTATTGGTGGTCGGGCAGTCTGTCCTTGTAGCTCTGGTAGCCCAGGCCGATGTTGTCCGGCGGGTCCGCCAGGATCGTGGTCCACGTCTGGCGGTTGCCGTTGAGGTAATCGAGACAGTCGGCGTTAATCAGGGTGTGCATGGATCAATGGCCTCGATGATGTCCCAGCCTTCGTACTCGTAGCCGTTATGGCGGTCGAGCAGCCAACGGATTGCACGCTCGTCGCCGGCTCGCGCCTCGGTCACGCCGTCTTCATCGCGGTCGTAGCAGTGCCAGCCGTCCAGTTGCTTGAACAACTGACGCATGGCTGCTTGCAGCCGTTCGGGCGTATCGACGAGGAAATAGTCGTCGCCATGTTTGCCGTGGTAGACGAGAATCTTCACGGCCGTCTCCGCTGCACGACGACGTAGGTGCCCAACCAGCCGCCGATGATGTAGGCCACCACGGCGGTAATGCACTTCTCAACGATCAAAACCGTCGAGACGATGGTGCAAAGGTAGAGCAAGGCGCTGAAGTTGGCCGCCGTCAGCGGCTTTCTACAGGTCACGGCATCGACACACAGCGTCCATACGATGTCCATGAGGAACCCGCAGAGAAACGCAAAGACGACGACGATCAACCACGGCATACATCACTCCGTCAGTTCGCCCGACATGCTGTGGCATTCCGGGCACTCAAGGTTCGATAGCTCTCCGTCCGCGGGCACCACGGCGACCCAGGTGTGGCTGCATACTCGGCATGAAGCGAATCCGGTAATCCAGCCTTCTTGGTCATCCATCACTTGCCCTTCGCGTAGCGTTCCAGTGAGTCGAGCACGAGCCAGCCGAGTTGCGCGAGGAAGCTGCCGGCACAGCCGGCCGCAAACACGATACAGGGCCGGTAGCTCAGCAAAGTCAGTCCCAAGGCGAGGCCGCACCAGAAGCCAGCGCACTGGTAGCAGTCCATGACGCGAGCCACCGCGGGCAGGCGCGGCTCGATCCATGCGTAGACCGGCTCACTGATCTCGCCGTCCACGATGATGTGGGTCATGCCTACGACGCCGAGGATGAAAAGCAAGAGGTTCATTGCGGCTCCACGTCGATTGACTCCGCCGGCACCGGCTCCACGGCGCTCTCCTGGCGCTTCAGGGAGAATGTGATGGTCGGGATCAGGTCGCCGGGGACCAGCTTGTCGTCGTCCGTAACGTATTCGAGGTTGACGGCGCAGCCGTCGATCCCGGATTTGTCGGCCACCTGCGCCAGCTTGGCGAGGGCATCGGCCACCTGCTCGCCGCCCATAGCGGAAGTCTTGATGCGGTCTAGGAGAAACAATGGAATGGGCATGGCTTAGTGATAGAAGCTGGGGCGAGTGGCGTCTGAGAACCATTTGTCAAGGGCCGAGCCGTCTGACACGAGGCCCACGGCCATTTCTTCCAGGACGGCACAGCGGGCATCGCTGTCCTCGCGGCTGAGGCTGGAGAAGACGTGGCCGCTGGTAATGGCCTGCCAGCAGGTCGCCACCTTCGCGGCGAGCTTCTGCTGATAGTCGGCCTTGACCCGGCCGCGATGGCGGGCGTAGCGGAGCGTGGGCGGATTGCCCTCGCCCATGAACTTGGCGCACAACTCTTCGATCCCCAGCACGACGTTCTCGTCGCCGATCTTCTCGCCTAAGAGCCAGCCATAGAGGCAAAGCTGATCGGCATATTCATCGTTGCAGAACTCCATGTAGCCGGAATTGATCGTCAGGCCACGGAAGTCCATCGCCTTGTACATGGCGTGCTCTTTGCCTTGACTTCGGCTGGGCTTTTCCGACCGGAAGCCGTCCAGACAAATCGCGTAGCCCTTCGACGGGCTGGACCCGTACTTGGAGCAATAGCCCCGAACCTTCCAGTCGAAGACGCACGACACGCGGCCTTGGCCCAGGTCCAAGACGAAACGGCAATCGGGTTTGCCGGTGAAAGGCACACCTTCGATCAGGCCGTCCACCTTGAACTCGAAGCGAGGCGGTTCTATCGACCTGCGAAGCAAGTCGAGCAGGTCGTCGTAGGCCCCAGCCAGCTTGTATGCCTTGAAGACCCGTTTGCCGGCCAGCAAGGCAAAGTCGCGGTTGTGCGGCTCCACCTGACTCTCGAAGATCGCGCCGAACTCGAATTGGGCCGGCATGTCGCGGCCGAACAGGGCGTGGGCCAGCATCGACTTGACATAGGCGTCGAAGGCGCTGCCTACGGCGGCCGGCTGCTCTTGCGGCAGGCGAGGTGCGGGGTGAGCGGCCAGATAGCGGATGTAGAATTCGTCCTGGTCCTTGTACCAGAGAGACATGGACGAGTAGCTGAGGGACTTGGGAATGCGCATGTCAGACTCCGGTGGTGGTGACGGGGCGGCCGAGAATCTTGGCGACCACGACCTCTTCGCGCAAGCGCGGCGGCAGAGCGGCCAGGGCTTTGATCTGGTCCAGGCAGCACTTCTTGGCCTTCTTGCCGCTGCCGCAAGGGCACTTGTCGTTGCGGCCAGGCAGCTTCTCTTTCCGATATGGTTCCATGTCGTTCTCCGAGATTTCCAAAGCCGGGTACTGCGCGTTTCCGTGTCGTCGGTATAATCGCCCGTACTCCACGCGCCCTTGATCGCCACCCACGGCCAGCTACTACCGAAATCTCGCTGGCCTCCCTCCCCGGCTTAGACTTGCTTACCGAACGGAATCTGGTGCCAGATTCGTTCGTGGTAATAGAAAAGGATCAACTTCACGATGAAGCAGATCAGCGTGAACAACGCACACCCGCCCAGGTTGCCGAATGTGGCGTAGGCCAGGGCAAAGCAAACAAGATTCGAGAAGGTCTCCCAGGAGACGGCCTTGACGAAGGACCGCTTGGGCGTGCTCGGGTCCGGCTTCACTTCTTCACCCTCCTGACGATCTTGCGGCCGACGCCATGATTGGCTGACTCGATGCAGTTCTCGCCCATCCAGTTGAAGAAGTACCAGCGGTTGAGCCGGTCGATCACCGGATCGTGGGCGACGTGCCGCAGATAGGTCTTCACTTCGTCCCACGTCGAGAAGATCATCTCGAAGGGCAACGTGCCGAAGAGCCAGTCCGGGGTGTGTTCGATTCCCTGCTCCACGCGCACCAGGACCGGCTTCTTCATCCGGTTTGCCCAGAACAGTTCTTCGTATGTCCCCGTGGCGTGGACTTGCAGATCGAGGTTCACCACGAGGAAGTCGCAGATGTCCACCATCCGCAGATCGACGGGACGAATCTGCTTCATCTGGTTGCGGACGAACTCGAAGTCGCCGGCCCGCTTTGCCTTGTGGCGCAGGCCGCGGTTCTCCAGGTCTTCCACGCCGATGTCGATGGGCTTGCGCGTCGGGTCGAGCCAGAGAATGTTCAAGTCCTTCAGGCTCTCGATCAGGTCTTGACGCCAGCCGACGCCGCCATCCGTCACGCGGTCCATTGCGCCGCAGAGGTAGCCCCGGTTCCAGGCCAGCCGGTTCATCTTGGACTTCTTCACGGCAGCAACTCCTGGTAGCGGGACGAGCCGAGGCGAGTGCATCCCAGGTCCAAGTAGCGGGCGGCATCGGAATAGGTCTTGATGCCGCCGCTGGCCTTGACTTGGGCCTCGCCATCGACAGCTACCAACATGGTCTTGACGGCTCCTGGCGTGGCCCCACCGGGTCCGAAGCCGGTGGATGTCTTCACGAAGTCCACGCCACTCTTGACACACTGGCGACACGCTTCGTGGATTTGGGCGGGCGTGTAGTAGCAGATCTCCAGGATTGCTTTGACGAGCACGCCGCGTGGGCGGGCCGCCTTGACTATTGCGGCGATGTCCCAAAGGGCTTCGTGGCGGCCGTCGAGAAATTGGCCGTAGTTGACCACTACGTCCAGTTCCTTCGCTCCGCAGTCCATTGCCGCCACCGCCTCGGCGTACTTCGCCTCGGGGAGCGTGTTTCCGTGAGGAAAGGCAATGACGGCGCACACGTTGGCGTACAGATCGCTTGCCATCGGCACCCAAGCTGGAGCGACACAGACTGACTTGACCTTGTGAACGTTCGCCAAAGTGCAAGCGGCCCGCACATCACTAGCCGTGGCATCAGGCACGAGCACGGCCAAGTCCAGTGCGGCGGCGATCTGTTCTCGGGTGTAGCTCATAGGGTGATTGATCCTTCCACTTCGTTGCCGAAGGCGTCCCAGCCAAGTCGGCGGGTGCGGGCGAACATTTCCAGGTACGGGCCGGGAGACACCGACTCCACGAGCCGGTAGAACTCCTCGGGCTTCTCGCTGTGACGACCTCGCGGCCAGGTGAACCACGTTCCGCCGGTCAGGCCGAAGGGGTTGCCGTGGCGTGGCCCCTTGCGGCAAACCAGGACGTGCTCGCTGTTGCACTGGAAGCGGCCGACGCCCAGGCCGGGCTTGGCCCAGGTGAGCATGTTCCACGGCTCGAAGCCCCAGGCCCGTGCCACTTCGTAGCCCCAATCGACGTGCTGGCTCACCACCCACAGCCACAGATGGGCTTGCTTGGCGGCCAGCACCTTCAGGCTGCAAATGTCCCGCACGCTCATGGTCCGGTACTGCCGTTGCGGCCCGGCCTTGTAGGACGGGTGCCCCGCGTTGAGCGTCGGAGTCCAGGGCGGATCGGCGATGATCGTGCGGTACTTACCGGCGGACGGCATCACTTAGCTCTTGGAGTTTCTTCTCGCGGGCGTTGATATGGTCGTGGCCGAAGTACGGCCAGTAGTCGTGCAGCGCCTCGTGCGCCAGCACGATGGCTGTTTCCTCGGGCGCGAAGTCGATCAAGAGGCAGGTGTCGAGCGTCACGCCCGGACACCAGGGACAATTGCAGCCGATGACCTTGCCCGCCTCGTCACCGGGGTTAATCACTGGCCCGGTCAGCGGCATGAACATCACGTCCCACTCGCCGACCTTGTGGTAGCGTCGAATCGTGTAATCCAAGACGCCTTGCAGATCGGGGTCGTCGCAGAAGGCCCGCATCAGCTTCAGGTGGGCGATGGAGCGGTCGAGATACCTCTGCTCGCCGGTGTGGTCGCCGCTCAGGCTGTAGTACATGCCGCCAATGATCGGGATGCTGAGTTGCACGACGAGCGAGTAGAGAGCCACCCGCAGCGTCAGCCTTACCCAGTGGCGAAGTCGCAGTTTCATCGGCGCGCAGTGCGAAACAGTTGATGGTTGATAGCAAAGTGACTGGCTACTCTTTCGCGTAGCCCTCGCCTTCGGCCCAGCCTTCCAGCTCGCCGGTGCCGAAGACCTCAGCCGGGTTGTAGGTTCCCCGGACGAAATCGAGAATGTTCCGTTCCGAGTACACGTCGTCGATCTCGACGTTGTTGCGTGTGTGCTCGGTAAGCTGTTCCTCGTCGAACACGTCGCCTGGGGAGAGATTGGCCTTGATCCATTCGATGGCCTGGTCCAGCGGATACTGGACGAGCATTTCGTCGGCGAAGTCCCGATTCTGCTGCGCGGTTGCCATCAGATTTTCCCCATTGCTTTGGCGACGATCGCCCCGATGAAGCAAATGCCGCAGACCGTGATAACGGCCACGACCGGCGGGCACGTCATGGTCACGACCACAGCACCGGCCAAGAGAGAAATCACGAGGGTCACGAGTCCGGCCATGTTATTCACCCTTCAAGCGCTTGATGGTTTGCAGATAGTAGCTCTCGCAGTTGCGGCAGTCCCGGCAGTAGGCCGAGTTGATGCTGCTGCACATGCTCACCAGCCGATTGCCGGCGTAACGGTACATGACCCAGCGCATGAACTCCTTGGTCGGACACCAGTAGGAATTGATGTGCCGCACACGCCACTGGTAGCACTCGCCCTTGAAAAGCAGGTCGGCGGGCACCTGCGGCTCGTGGTCGTAGTAGGCCATGAAGGTAATCACCACCGGCACCTGGGCGGCGGTCCAGGCAGCCACGGCCTGATCCACCAGCCGCAGATTGGTTGCCGACGTGCGAAGGCGCACAAACATCAGGTTGGCGGCCGGCGAGTGCCAGTCGTCGCCGTGCCGGTTCGGCATGGCGTAGCTGCCCTCTTGCTCCTCCTTGGGATTAGCCGTCAGCACGACCGGGCCGGGAAAATCGAAGCGGAGGATCGACGTATTGAAGAAATAGCGCCGATACCGCTTGGCGGTCTCGATCACCAGGTCGCGCTGATTGTTGCTGTCGTTTCCGCAGTTCATCCGCACGATGCCGTCGCCCACTTCTTCGGGCGTCGGGACGTGTGGGCGGTCGATGGGCACGTAGTAGGCCCCCGGCCGGTTGTAGAAGCACTGGTTGCAGCCGATGGGGCATGGCCCGATCTGCGGGATGCAGTCGAAGAACGGCGTGCCTTCCTGTTTCGGGTTGCGTTTGAGTGCCGAGGCTTTCGCTGGCCTGCCTTTCGGGCCGGAATTGACTGCGGTGATCTCGTAGCAGGAGTCCGAGCGGTTGACGACCTTGTAGTCGAACTTGCCTTCCAGCCGAAGCTGCCGAAGGATGCGATCCGGGGAGGCCGGGGCAATCTGCGTCCGGGCGGCGATGTAGTCGTGCAAGTCCTGGATGTAGAAACGCGGCTGCGCAGTTTGCCAGCGGTCCCGCACGAACGTTTCCACCAGATTGCCGATGTTGGCTTGAACACGCGATAGTTCTGCGGCTTGACTCACGGTGCGAACCTCATTGGTCGGATCAATCGCTTAAAAGTTGGTGAACAGGACTTCGGTTTGCCGCCGTACTGGCGATAGATGATCTTGGGCGTTGCAGTCACTCGGCATCCCTCCGCCGCCAGTAGCGCGCCTCTTTGGGAACGCCGTCGTCGGTCAGTTCGCGGTACTTGAACGTGACCGTCTGGCCCTTCTTGAATTGCTTGCCTTCAACCCAGTAGGGAGTGTCGATGCCAGGGTTGTTGGTGGCCCAATCGCGGGCCATCGGATCAGCGAATTCCCGCTCGGTGTCGGTCAGGCCCGCTAGCTCCAATCGCTTGCCTCGGTAGTCCACGATCAGGGCACCGATCTTGCCCAAGAGCCGGCTGCCTTTGGCGGTCTCACGGCCGCTGGTGAAGCCCACTACACGGGCTTCGGCGTCCTGGAACGGTTTGTACTTGAGGATGCTGCGGTGGCGCTTCGGCATCCAAATGGCGTCAGGATTGCGAATGACCACGCCTTCGCCGCCCTGGTCCAAGACTCGTCCCAGGTATGCTTCCACCTGGTCGCCGGCCGCATCGGGAACGTCGATCAGCTTCGTTTGCCGGTGGAGGTAGCAAATCGAGGCATCCGTGTTCTCCAGGGCCTCGCTGAGCATGGCCACTTCCTTGCCGAATGTCTGGCCGGCGGTCAGGAACTTGAAATGGTCGCCCAGACAGCGCTTGGGAACAGGGACGCCCTCGAAGCGCTCGCCTCGGGAATTGAGCCGCTGTCTGATCCACGCCTCAATCGTGAGGTAATCGACGTTGCAGACCATGTTGGCGTTCTTGATCTCGCCGGTGCTGAAGATCGCGGCGAGCGGCGGCGTGGAGTACACCGCGAAGACGATCTGGCTAAATCGCTCGTCCGGGGTGTCGCCGCCGCAGATGCTCCGGCAAAGTTGGAACTTGCCCCGTCCAGCCCACAACTCGCCGTCCAGCGGGCAAGCCGGCAGCCGATTGAGCCACCAGTCGGGGGCCATGATTGGATTGCCGTAGCGGCTCCACAGGCCGGTCGCTACGGGCTTGATCTTGGCCTTCCTCTGGCCGGTCTTGGGGTCGATGATCGAGGCCCAGGGCACCTCCTCAGTGGGCAGGCCGCGGGTCAGTCCGCCGTCCCAAAAGCAGCGAGTGCCATCTAGCTTTTCCGATACAAACCAACCCGCCACGCTATGCTTGCACGGGTCGTAGTGATCGGCCAATTGCAGAAACTCGCGTCGCGCCATCATTGCACCTGTACCGAAAGCAGGGATCGGAGCAGCAATTCCACGTCGGCTGTCCGCCGCGTGCGGACCCGTCGCTCGACTGCCACCGGCCGGCTGTAGACCGTCAGGCCGGGCCAGCAAGCGGCCCGCTCCAACCAATCGGCCGGAATGAACTCGACGACGTGCATGTACGTGTCACCTCAAAAGATTTGTCAGTCTCTCCGCTGGGAGATCGTAAATCCGGGTGACTTCTGGAGTGCCGCCGCGAGTTTTTCTTCCAAGTACCCGCGAGGGTCTGAAGCCCAATGTTCATTCCAGGGCCTTGGGACGGTGATGGCGTAGCCGCCGTGGGCCTCGAACCGCTCGATGTTTTCGCTGTAGTCGTCGATCAGCAGGGAGTCAGGACGAGCGAGAAGATGCTTCCGGGGCGTGATGGCGTACTGCCGGTGCATCCACTCGGGAAAGTGGTCGTGAATCCACTCCAGCTTTCCCGCCAGGCAATCGGGGTCTTTCGTGGGCGAGGTGGCGATGCACACGTTCTCGCGGCCAACGGCTTGAGCGCAGGTGTCCAACAGCCAAGGGAAGAAGTCCGATTCGGGCACCTTGACCCACAGGGAACGCGGGATTGACGCCCAGAGCGTGGCCGGGGTGTAGCGCGGCTCACCCAACATGGCGTTGGCGGCGTCCGAGATGTTGAAGCCGTGTTCACGCGGGTAGCGAGCGTAGTCGCTTGGGCCGATGCTGCCGCCGACCGAGTGCAGCACGAAAGGTGCCAGCGTATTGCACACGTCGTCCAGGTCCAAGAAGATGCGTCGGATCATTCGTTGCGCAGGGCCTCCAGTTTGCGCTGCACGCGGGCGTCAATCTGCTTGGCCATGCGTTGTGTGGCCATGCGCGATTTGCCAATGGCGGCCCCAATCTCGACGAGGGTGTAGCCCGCTTCCCGCATGGCAACAAACGTCCGCTCGTCTTCACAGACGCAACACGAGTCGATCAGATCGCGGATTTCCAGTTCCTCTTCGTAGGAGGGAACCGCGAACCGATCGGGAATGACGTTGCAGACCTCGGGCGTTTCTAGCTCTTGTCCGTTCGCACGGGCGCGATACTTGGAACGAGGAGGCAACCGAATGGTGTGTTCTGCCTCAACCAATTCTCCAAGTTCACGATTGATCCACATGCCAATGAAATCAGTTGGCGCAACGGGATCAGTGTTGCGCGGCCCATCGCCGCGAGCCATTTTGTTGACAGCTTTGACCAGGCCGACGCATCCGGCACTGACCAAATCATCGCGGAGATGTGCGATACTTGGGAACGAACGGATGAAGGCTTCCACCTTTGAGAGCACTAACGGCATGTTGCCGTTAATCATGGTCTCACGAGCTTCCTTGTCGCCCGCCGCAACGAGCGGATGCAAGTCGGCATTCTTCTCAGCAGTCCAAGTCTCGCTGTTGGTCGCATGGTGCAGACCGGCAACTAGCTTCTCGTTGTACTGGTTACTCACAGGTGCGTTCTCCAACGGGATCAATCCGCCAGGCACAGCGGGTGTAGAATTGGTGGGCCTCGCAGGCGAGGCGCGAGTAGTCGTAGATCGACCCCTTGGGGTCGTAAATGCGGCCGTGGTCGTAGGCGACCGTGTGGCCGAAGCGTGCGCCGGTGCCGTCAATCACGCCGCGACTGGCGCGGATCGTCTCCTCGAACCGTCGCCAGTTGTTGTCCGCATAGAGCACCGTCTTGTGTGGCCCGCCTTCCGTGGGTTGTAGGACGGGGAACAGTTCCACCGGCGTGACGGCAAGGGCGCGAGCCAGGGCGACTTGGATTAGCTCTTGGATGTGGAAACAGCGTCGGCACAGCGGCTCGGGCAGATTGGGGAAGACGATCTCGCTGCCGTCATGGCCGATGGTTGCGAGCAGGTCGGCGACGGGCGTGTCCAAGGCCATTGCGAAGGCCAGAGGCATACACATCCACGGTTCGGGGCGTTGTTGCAGTTCCATAGGCGCAGGGTCTCTCCGCAGTTGGCGGTTCTTAGCGGGTTGAAAGAGGCGAGCTACCAGCCTTCGCGGTCTAGCTCGTCCAGCAGGGCGTCGATGTCAGGAACCTGACCCCACGACGCTTTCCAGTAGGCGCGCCAGTTGGGTGGCGCGAACAGCTTGTCATATTCTTCTTGTGTGGCGGCAGTGAGTATCCAGATGCCGATGCCGAAGGCTTCCCACACAGGCCATTTCAGCTTTTGGGCCTTGGTGAAGCTGTAGTTCTTGCCTGGTCGCTTCACGTCGATCCAACGCTGTCCCCATTTCGGGTGTGCGATGAACAGATCGGGCACGCCCATTTGAAAGGCATTGCCGATCATCCGCTCGACGTGCCAGCCTCGAATCTTGAGGAAGGCAATCAGCGCTTGCTGGATGTGCCACTCTTGGCTGTGTTTTGGCCGCCGGATGTCGCCCACTACTTCATCATCTCCGGCGCTCTGATCTTGACCTGCGTGGCTCCCGATTTCTTTTCCGCCCAGTTGTTCATGCCCTCGCACCAATCCATACCGATCAACGGCACGTAGGGACGGAAGTGCTCGACGGACTCGCGGACCACCTCGGTGACGCTTGGAACCATGTCCGGGCGGGTGACGCACATGATCTCGTCGTGAATGTTCATGGGGGCGACGTGCCAATCGTTCACACCGACCGGCTGCAAGTCCCAAATCTGCCGCTGGACGTGCTTGGTGATTTCGGCACCAGGCGACTGGATTTCATGGTTCGCCGCCGCCCGCATGTTGGCCGCCTGCATCGAGAACGCCGCCCCGTAGAGGGCCGACGAGACCGCGCCGCCGGCAGTCTGCACGCGGTCACGGCGGACCACCTTGACCTTGCAGTCCTTCCAGTGCTTGGGCGTGTTGCGGGCCAGATCGAAGATCGCGCGTGAAATGCGGTTTTCGAGGGTGAAGTAGCGACGGAACCCCAACATCGTCTCGGCATAATCGGCCGGGTCTTTCCAAACGACCTTCGTGCCGATGCCGCCTGGCTGGGTCATGGAGCAGAACGAATCGGCGACCCGCTTCCGCCACTTCTTGACGCCCACGAAGCGGCTGCCGAAGCTCTCGATGGCGTGCTTGGCGACTTCTTCGCTGATGCCCAGACGGTTGACCAGCGTGCTATGGTCGCCGCCATAAAGCATCGTGCCGAAGAAGCCTTGCTTGCCCTTCGTGTACATATCGTTGGTCGTGCTGCCGTCGCTCGACTTGACCTCTTCGTAGGTCGTGCCGGGGAAGATCGCCATGCCGAACAGGGCGTGAATCTTCCGGCCAGCAATCAACTCGGCGCGCAGGGCCTCGTCGTCGCACACAGCGTCAGCGATTGTCACCTCGAAGGAACTGAAGTCGCCGCCGCAGAGCAGATACCCGTTCCAGGCCAAGGGGAACGTCTGTCGGACTTCCTTGGTGTGCTTGATCCCCTGGGCATTGAGGCCATCCGCCCCGGCCATGCGGGACGAGAGGGCACCAATCACGACAAACGAGGCATGGAACTTGCCGGCCAAGAGCAACTTGTCGTATAGCTCGATTTCCTTGGCGGCGAACTTGACGCCGAGGATCTCCTTGGCACGGGCACCGGCCGGGTGCCGGCCGACGTTCAGGAAGCCCGTACCGCCGCAGCGTGCGCACTGCGGGTCGTCGCCCTGGCACTTGCCGCACGGCTCCGGCTCGCCGACGTAGCAGACACCGTTACACTGCGGGCAGATGTCCGTTTCCTTGTCCAGGTGGCCCTTGCCCTTGCACGCCGGGCACATTTGGCCGATGCCCCACCTGCTGATCGCTTCGAGGTTGGCCTTCTTCGTGGAGGTGTCGAGAATCAGGTGCTCGGTGCCGTCCATCGCGGCCATGACGTAGGCGCGGACCTCGCTCGGCTTGTTGATGTTCACCGGGCTGGCCGCCACTGCCGCCTCGGCCTTCGCCTTCAGGGCTTCGATTCCTTCGCGGTTGATCGTGAAGCCGTGCCAGCGGACGGCCGCCACCATGCAGGTCAAGGTGGAGTCGTTGTCACCCGGCTCCGGGCAGCCGAAGTGTTTGTCCAACTCGCGCGTATAAACGATGTCGTCATTGGCGTAGTCGCGGGCGTCTTCACGGGTGGCCCAGTGGTCGATGAATTGCCGAATCACGCCGGGCCAGGCGTATTTCGTGACCTTCTTACCGCTGTCTTCGTCAGCCTCGATTGCCCAGCCCTTTTCGGGACTCGACACGGCAAGGGCCGTGGGCGCATAGCCCAACTCGTAGGGCCGCCACGCCGGGGGCGGCTCCACGTCCTTGTAGTGATACTTGGGCTTAAGCTTCAGGGCGTGCTCGGCGAGGAATTTGAGGCCGCCAGCCGGGTTGAACTTCAAGACGACATCCTTGAACTCGGTATCCAGATCGCCGAAAGAATCGTGCCGGTCGAAGACCTGCCACTTAGGTGCCTCCGGGTCGGCCGACTTGGCGAAGTAGATGTTGTCGAACTGGACACGGGCCTCCAACTCGCGGGCCAAGGCGTAGGCCAGTGCCGTAGGAACCCGCTTGATGCGGACATCCTCGCGGGCCATTAGCGACTGGTATGGGCCTTTGCGGCTGTGGAGCATCAGGTCCAAGACCGCCGCCGGCTTGATGCACGGGCCGTTTTGCCCCTGCGGCTCCAACATGGCGATCTCGTGGATGTGCTCCTCGGGTATCCAGTCCGGGTCGCAGAGGCGGAAGACGGTGTAGATTTTGCAGACATGGAACCAGTCGAAGGACAGATTGAAGCCCACGACCGTGTGCTGGCATATCCACTCGATCAGCGCCAGCGTCTCGCGGATGGGCCGCCGCCAAACCTCGTACAGGACAATGGGGCCGTCTTCCACGGCGTATTGCAGCAGCACCATCATGCTGTGCAGCCCGCAGGTCTCCGTATCGAGGTAGAGTTTCGGCGGGTAATTGCTCATCGGCTAGAAGACCTCGTAGGACCAATGCCGGCCACCTTCATGTTTCCCGTTTACGCTGGCGGCCGTGATCGGCTTCGTGCGGTAGAGACCGTTGCGGAACCGGATTTCCAGGGTGAGACCCTTGCCGATCCAGGAAGGGATCGGCGCTGCCGGACTCGACCAACGGAAGCTGTGAAGCACTTGCCCCACGGTGGCAACCCGCAGCGCGGGATCGCTCGAACTGATCTCCACAATGCCGTGGACCGGGTACATGACCCGCATTTCATAGAGATAAGGGTCAGCCTCCAAGAGGATGGTGGTATCCGCTTTCAGTTTTCGTATGTCGATCCCTGGCTCAGCCGGCGGCTTGATCGGCGTGTTCATCAGATGTCACTCCGCTGGGAGATCGGGATTTGTCGTGCTTTCTGGAGTCGCCGCCTCGATTTCTTTCAGCAATACCTCGTCGGAGACCTGACCCGCGCACCACGCGGCCACGCGGGGCGGCAAGCCGTTGATACCAACGGCCAACATCCGTTCGATCATGCGGTTGATCTCTTCGCGCGGACGGACACTTCGGCGGCGTTTATACGTCGTGGCAAGACCCGGCAGGAACTTTCCCTTGCCGCGCTGCCGTGCTTCCGCGATCTTGTCGGCAGCCGCGATCTGCTCGTCGAGTGACTCGATGCCAGCCAGTGTGTCCAGGTTCCACTGCGAGAGTAGGCCAGCGGCGGCCTTCTGCTGAATGGCCTCGGGCATCCGCAACAGCCGCACGCGGACCCAGACCCATCGCGTGTCCCGCTTTAGCTCACGGGCCGCCTCCCGCACGCTCGCACCATTGGGATAGAGGTTCTGAATCGCACGGGCCTCTTCCAGGATGTTCAGGCTCTTGCGGTGCAGGTTCTCGACCAGGTTCAGCATCCGGGCTTCGTGGTCGCTCAAGCCCTCGCAGACGTAAGCCGGTATCTCCGTCCATTTCAGGAACTCGGTCACGGCCCGGAAGCGACGGTGCCCAACGATCAGGCGGTACTCGCAGCCAGGTTCCTGCGTCCAGGGCTGGACGGCGAGCGGGCAGATTAGCCGCCCTGCCTGGGCGATGCTCTCGGCCAGTTCCTTGACGGATTGCAGCGTGAACTCGCCCCGACAGTTGAAGGTGGCATCACAGTAGATGGTCGCCGCCGGGACGGGATACGCCTGGTACTGTTCCAGCGGCTTCATCGCAATACACGGGAGAACAACACAGGCTGGTTATCGTGCCGCCACTCCCAGACGGCTGCATCGCCGTCGTCGTTGATCCGCACGAAGGTATCGTTCGTCCTTGCCCAGGTGCCGGTGTTGAAGTGGTAGTCGCCGATGCAGCCCGGCTCGTGCGTGTGACCGTAGACCACCACGTCGGCCCCGGCTTCCTTGCGGTAGGCTTCCACGCCGTCGATCATTTCATCCATGCGGCCGTGCTGAAGGGTCAGCTTCCGCCAGAGGGTCAAGGCCCCTTCCAACGTGCCGACGAACTGGTCTTCCACGGCATGATGATTCGTCGAAAACGGCCCACGGTTGCGGTCTTCAAGCAGGCCAGAAATGATCGCGGTAATCTCGCCGGTGCCAGGGTTGGCGTCCCGACAGTACGGATCGGATTCGTGACCGTGGAGAAAGGCGAACCGCCGGCCGCCGATGGTCGCCTCGAAGGCCCTGGACATTGCGGGCAAAGTAAGGCCCTGCAATTTGATGTTGCTGCCGATGAAATCGGTCAAAGCGTTATCGTGGTTGCCGACCACCCACAAGGCCCCCAGCGATCCGAGGTGAGCCAAGCGCGCCAACAGGTCTTGATAGGCACGAATCGACCGACTCAGGTTCACTTGCCACCAATCGAACAGGTCGCCCAGGACATACAGTAGGCCGCCTTCGGTCTCCACGTAGTCCAGGAACTTGTAGAAGCGGGCCTCGCGGCCTTCCACGGCAAAGTTGTCGCGGTAGCCTCGGTCGCACAGATGCAGGTCACTCACACAGAAGATGGGCATTGGCTGTCTCCAAGATTGAGGCTGTAGCGGCTGGACTCGAACCAGCGACCCGGTGCTCAACAGGCACCCGCTCTGCCAACTGAGCTACGCCACAACGGCTCTCACCGTCCCCGCGAGGCCACGGTGAGGGAATCGTTGCCACGCATGGTGGCTCGACTATGCTCCGTACTCGTCTTCGTCGTCCCAGTCGTCGTCTTCGTCCTCCCACTCGTCGTCATCGAGATCATCGTCGTCGTCGAAGTACGGATCGTCTTCGTCGAAATCGTCTTCGTCCTCGAAGTCGTCGTCCCACTCATCGTCTTCATCCTCGAAGTCGTCATCCCGATCCTCGGGCAACTCAGGGCAGCGCAGGTCGTCGGCGGGCATGGGTGTTTCCTGTTGATGAAGGGGAAAGGGGCTATTTGCTGCGGCACTCGCGGGTTCGGTTGGCCGCACACAGCGCGTCCAAGAGACGCAGGGTGCTGTCCAATGCGGTGGTGAAGGTGTCCACGATCACGTCATTGACTCGGTAGCACCGGCCGAACCACATCTTCCACACGGCAAAGTGGATTCGGCCGTACTCGTCGCCGTAGAAGGTCCGGTAGGTGCAAGGAAACAGTTGCCAGAAACACCAGCACAAGTTGCTCAGCACGGTTGGATCTCCAGCTTGTTGAAGGCGATGGCCCGCATGTCGGCCAAGTGACGTTCCACGGCATCCAGTTGCCCGGCGCTGCTCTGGCCCTGGGTGGGGCGCAGCCCGCAGTTCCAGAGCATGTCCATTAGTTCCTGGGCCTCGGGGCCGTGGAGGCAGAAAGTCGGGTTGACCTGCGCACCTTCAGGAATCTCGACGAATTGCAGCGGGCCGCAGACTGCTCGCGGCTTGCCGCTGACGTGGTGAAGCAGCATGAACTCCACCTGCTCGCTCCACGGGTCTTTGTGCGCGACAAGCCGCAGCAGGTCGTAAAACTGGTCCAGCTTACGCATGGTCTTCTCCCGCATAGCGGTGCCACAATCGGTTCAAGGTCTCCTCGACGCTATAGAGCGAGTAGACCAGCGTGTGCGGCTCGCCGAAGGCAAACAGCAAACGGTAGACGCATTGCGGCTGGTCGCGCATCCCGATGTAGCGATTGCGATGCGCCAGGACTCGCTCTTGCCCGTCCACAGGACCGCCGATGAACAGTGCTCGGTATCTCACCGTTGCTGGACCTCGCTCAAAACGTCCAGCCCGTCACTCAGGCAAAAGTGCAGTTCGTCAAAGCTGGCCATGACGATCTGCCCCACTGGGAAGACGACTCGTGCCATGTCACCGTCACGTTGGATCATTTCCTCCGTGACGTTCCACTTCTCGACGCACTCGCCGTCCCGGTGATGCTCGATGGTGCAGGTGGTCATAAGCGTCTCGCAGGTCTACAGGTGAGCAGGCTTCCCAGTGCGGCGTGCAATGGCGAGGGACTGCTTGATGGCTTTCTTCTTGGCGGCCTCACGGCTCGCGGCATTGCCGGCCGTGTAGGTGTACTTGGCACCCGTTGTGCCGTATTGAAACGCAGGCGTCCCGTTCTTCGTTGTGCGATGGATCGGCATGATCTACTCCGGGTCAGGTCTTCAGTGGCCCCACATCTCGGCCACCGTCGATCAAATAGCGCGTGGGGCCGTTCTTCTCGTTCTCGTCGCGCAGCTTGCAGTTCATCCGCCAAGTGATGCCGTGCTTCGGATTGACGCCATGAAGCCACTGAGACGGCTCGCGGTAGCCGGACAAGGAGTTGTAGGCGAAGGCGTCGGTGCCCACCCATGACCCGTTGACCAGCAGTTCGCCATCCACGTCGGACAAGACGCTGGCGGCATGATGATGGCCGACACAGAAATAGCGGCAACGCTGGGCACCGGCCGCCGCGCCCAGGGCGATCAGGCCCTTTTGCCGCCGGACCATGCCGTACCACGGGATGCCCAGGTTGGAGCGAACGTCGTCGCCGTGCGCGATGTTGAAACCGACGCCGTTGATGTTGACGTTCGCGCTCCACGCATCGGGAATCGTAAAGTGGACGTTCTCCACGCCACGGCAATGCAGACGAGCGACCTCACCGACCAGGTAATCCCAGTTGTCGTGCGCGCCGAGATAATCCTTCTTGGGAGTCCGCCGGCCGTGGTTGCCGGCCAAATACAAGACGTGGACCTCCTCGAAGTGGGCGGCCAGGTCGCGGTACATCAAGGCGTGCAACTGGCCGATGGCGAGGCAATTCTTGAACTGGTTGCGGTAGTACGACCGCTCGCACGCCTTGTGGATTTCGCCGCAGGTGAAGTCGCCGTAGGCCAGCACCCACAGAACGGGGAAATAGAACTTCGGGGCCAGGGTGTCCTGGGTCCATTCCACGACCGTGTTGACGTACCGCTCGGCACGACAACACGAGACAGGAAAGTCGTAGTCTTCCAGCCCGCCGACCTGATCGGGAACCACGACCTGATCGTGGTGGCCGTCCGAAAGGTGCATGACACAGTGCTCGACGATCTGCGCCTTGCGGCGGTACTCAAAGGCCAGCGGCAACGGCTCAACCGGCTTGATGCGTTGTTCCATTTCCGCAACGACGGCCTTGAACAGGCCCACGATCTTCGCCCCGGCCTTGACCTTTTGCCGTTCACGGTTCCGCTCCTCGGTCAGGTGGACGATCTCGGCCTCCAACTCCAAGACCCGCTTGTCGGTCGGGTCGTAGTCTGGGAGGTTCTTATGCTGGCCGCCGGCCCGCCTGGGCGTCGGCGGCTGGCCGCCCGGCCAGTCCACGTCTTTGTGGACCCGGCCCGTTGCAATGTCTGAAACCACGGAACGGCTGATCTTGAACCGTTTGGCGATCTCGGGTTGCGTGACGCCTTCGACGATGGCGGTCTTGATCTTCTCAACCTTCTTCTTTGTCAGCTTCATGGTCTCTCCGTATCGCCCTCGCCGGTTGGTGGTGTAAGAGAGGCCGGGTGGCGCTGCCCGCCGCCACCCGGCTCAAGTGCTGTCGGTCACAAGAGGCAAAGCAAGGGGCAGAACAAGAGGGACGGCCTCAAGAGGACCGACGGCCCGCGCGGTTGAACAGTCGCTCGACCCAGTTGATAGCGTTGTCGAAGTTGAATGGCGGCTTGAAAGCGGGCGGCTCGTCGGGGCCGGCGACCGGGTTGCGGTCGGGATAGCCGCCCGGCGACTGGCCGGCGTCTTCCACGGGGATCGCGTCGATCTCCTTCAAGCTGGGCATTGGCACCGTGGGGTCGATAGCCCACTCGATCTTCGACTGCTTCGCCCAGGCATGGATGCGCCGCACCGGGACAATGAAGTTGAAGCCCTGCAACTGCATGACGCCCTGGGTCAACATGCCGATGTACAGGCCGTCGTCCTTCAAGTACATGCCGCCGCCGGACGAGCCGGGAAACGAGACGGTCGTGACCTGATCGAAGACCTTGACGTTGGCACCCCTCATGGGCAATGTGCGTCCTACTTGGGAGAGCACGCCGGTTGTGTAGCTGTTGGCCCCGAACTGGCCCAGGAGACTGCCGCAATGACTCAGATCGACGCCGATGGGCGGGATGTAGTTCGGGTCTTTGCGGAACTTGGCGCAGACGTTCAGGGGGTACGCCCCTTTGCAGCGGACCATGAGCACCGCCAAGTCTTCACCGTAGTCGGCATCGCTGACCTTGATGATCTTGCAGTCGTATTTGACTTCGCCCACGCGGCGGCCGTCTTGCTGCCGCTCCTGGACGATCTCGGCGTCCTTGTACTCGACGAGAATCCTCGGGGTTCCTTGCGGTGTGACCACGGTGCGCGTGGTGCGAAGGCCATCGACGACATGCGCGGCCGTCCAGATGAAGGTCACGGTATCGTCGCCCACCTGCCGAGTTACGAGGGTGCCGGAGCCTTGGGCGCGGCCGGCCTTGATGGTGACGCTCACACGCTGCAAATCATCGGGCACACCGGCGACCGCCGGAGCGACCGCCAAGGCGATTAGAGTCAGGGCCAACAGCACGTACTTCATCGTTGCAACTCCAGGGGTTAGAAAAGGTCTTGCAGATCAATGCCAGACTCGTTGCACTCCGCCGAGGTCGTCCCAGTCATCGAACTCGTCCGGGACGTACTCGAACGGATCGTCGAAAGGCCCTTCCGGCACGCGGAGGATTTCGACTTCGATCATGCTCTCGTACTCAGGCTTCCATTCCAGGAAGGCTCGGGAGATGATGTCGCAGGCCCGTTCACACGTCTCCCAGCCGTCCACACTGACTTCCGCTTCAATTACGTTGTCGTCGCCGGGATCACGGAAGGTCACGGCAAGCAACGAGTCCTCGAAGAGTCGCCATAACTTTCGCCGTACCCGCTGGGAAGACGGAGGATAGTTCCATCGCCCTTTGGACAACACAATCTCGCACGCAACAAGACTCACGGCGTCACTTCCTCCACCGACATTTCGCCGTCGTCGCCAGCGTCCTTCCAATCGACGCCCTCAAGGATTTCGCCCATCGTCATTAGCTCCAACTTCCGGTTGGCGCGAATCACGTCGAGCACGCGGCTGTCGCTCGGCAGATGGATAAGGTCCACAATGGTGCATCCCAGGTTCTCGTCCATGCCCTTGCGATGGATGCGGTCCTCGCTTTGCACGCGGTATTCGGGCTTCCAACTGTTGGACCAGTACACCGCCATACGGGCCTCCACCAACGTCAAGCTCATTCCGCCCGACTCGGGGTTGGCCACGAAGGCAACCTTTCCGTGGCCCTCCAAATTTGCCCAGTAATCCAGCGGCTCTTCCTCGGTCGCCAGCGTGCCATCCGGGCTGTCGCTCTTGGCACAGAACACTTGGAAGTTCCCCTGGTCGCACCGCACCACGTCCCACTTTTCCTTGAGGCACAGCCTGATGATGCGATCCACGGAACCCGTGAAGCCGGCGAAAATCACCAGCCGCCCGACTTCCTCGTTCTCGTCCAGAAGCATCTTCAGGGCGGCGTCCTTCGGGCACGGGACTTCCCGTGTCACGCGGACCATCCTCGGTACTTCCCGCTTGCCGCCGCACGCCGGGCAAGGAACGGTCTGCTTGACTAACCGGGCCTTCAACTCTGGGTCTAGCAGGTCGATGGCCTGGTAGGCGGCCTCGGGATCGTCCGGGTCCACCCATTCCGCTGCCGTGCCGTTCGTGCAATGCGTGCATTTCGTTACACCATCCTGCTGTTCGCGGTACTGGAATCCGTCGCTCAATTCCCGCAGCAGAGTCATGCCGGTGACGGCATTGGGGGCGGCGCTGACAAGGGCCTCGGCTACGCGCAAGGTGCTGGCGGTCGGTTTGCAGACGATCTTGCGGTATCGCTTCTCGGGCAGTTGCAGGCAGTCCTTCTTGTGTTTGATGACGACCAGCCCTTTGAGCCGGTCGTAGAGATAGGCAACTTCGTTCGTGCTCGGGACGAACTTGTGGTAGTCATCAGGTTCCGTTAGGCCATCCAACTCGTGCGGTCCCTCCTCGAATGCCTCTCCGCACTGGGCGCATTTCCGTTCGTCGTCCTTCCAGCCGATCCGCTTCTTGAACTTGCCGGCATCGAACTGCTGCTCGACCATGAAGGCCAGCCGTTCTTCCATCGCCCTGCGGCTGCCCTCTTTCAAGAAGCCCGGCCAGGCAATCTCGCACTGGCTCCACCAGTCGCATGGCGTCTTCGGCGACGGCGTGCCAGACATCTCGATCACGTAGCCCTCGTGGCCATACTCTGCGCGGATCAGGTCCGCGAGCTTCTGGCAGGCTTTGGAGCGTTGCGAGGTGTCGTTCTTGCACCGGCTCGATTCATCGGCCACGAAGCACCGAGGCAAGGTCTGCGAACTGTCCCACTCGTCCATCACGCGGACTAGCCCCTCGTAGGTGAAGAACTCGACCTGGATGCGGTCGAAGGGGAAGCCCCACAGCTTGAACTCGCGCTTGATGTTTGGGATGCTGGTCTTGGGGCCTGCCCACCACACCAGATCGACGCCCGACTTCTCAATCACCATCTGGGCGGCCAGGGTCTTGCCGGTGCCCATTTCGGCACCGAATATCTGGTAGTGGTACGTCAGGCCGGCGTCGGCCAGGTCTGCCTGATGCGGCATGAAGGTCTGCGGTACGCCGCCGCGCGTCAGCGACCGGTACTCGTGACGCAGAAGCGGGCGGTCAAACCAGGCGTAGACATCCTCGCCGCAGAGATAGCCGATCTGGAAACGGTTGCGCTGGCAGTCGTCCACGGACCACACTTTGATCTTGGCGTACTCGCCCTCATCGTCGTAGCCGTGGAAATGCGCGCCGCGCATGGCCTTGACTTCCGACATCAATCCGTAGCGGGTCTTCGTGCCGACCTTGCCGTCCCAGAAGTAGATGCGGCCATCCTTCTTCTCCAACAGCACAGGCACACGAATCCGCGTGCCGCTGGATGTCTGGGCTTCGACTTTCACGGACTCAAGCGACATGCAATCTCCCTCGGGCGATCTCGCAGTTGTGTGCGGTCAACTCGACGCCGATGCAACGGCGGCCAAGGCGTTTGGCGGCCAAGAGCGTGGTGCCGCTGCCGGCGAAGGGGTCCAGAATCACGCCGCCATCCGGGGTCGAGAGCAGCGTCAACAGATACTCCATGAGGGCCAGGGGCTTAACGGTCGGATGGTCGTTGCCCGGCCCGCGCTCCGTGCGTGTCGCTTTAGCACAGTAGAAAAACCGGCTCGCTCCGCCGGAGTCGCCGTAGCTGATCTGCACATCGCCCGCCTTACCGAGACGGCCGTGGTAGCCGTCGCCGGATTTCCTGCGGACGCAGTTGGTGCCGCTCGTAAGCGTGCCCGCTTGAGTGTCCAGTTGAACGGCCGCTTCCTCGTCCAGCAGTAAGTTCGCCGGCCATCGCCCGCATTCCGACCCGCCCAGAGGCGAGCGGTTCGTGCTGGCCCAGCCGGCGTCCGTCAAGCTGTCCCCGCGCGTGCGTATCGTGCTCTCGTTGCCGATGCGGGAAGCCTGAATGTTCATGCCGGCCACGCCCCAGGTCAGGGCGTTGTGGGCAATCGTGCCGTCCAGCGGCTTCATCGCCAGGACGATTGGCTCCCAGGCCGGCTTCAACGCCATCGCCCAGCCGGTCCACTTCGCGCCCTCGGGAGTCGCCGGTGCCGTTATCTGCGCGGCGCGAAGCCGAGCATCCGTGCCAGGGGCATGAAGTCCGTTGCCGCCGCCGTAGCACCCGTTTCCCTTGCCTTCGTGCAAGTGGTAGCCGGGACGATCCAACTTGTCGCCGATGATTTCGCGCTTCGCGCCTTTCGACTTGTCGATCAGTTTGCCGATGTCGCCGCACTTGGGCATCCCCTGCCCATAGAGCCACATCAGCGCGTCCCGAATCTCCCACCCGGCGTCCTCGATTGCGCAAGTCAGCCGGTGATAGGTGCGTGTACCGCCAAACGCCAGCAGGAGGCCGCCGGGTTTCACAACGCGCAGGCAGGCTTTCGCCCAACGATTATGGAAGAGGTAATCCGGTTGCCGCAGCGGATCGAAGTCGCCATCAGCCAAGTCCTGATCGAACGGCCGCAGCGTCTTCATCTCCTCCCACAAGGATTCCATTGCCGAATTGTCGCGCGGACCACACCAACGGTTGCCACGCGGCGTTGTCGTCCAGACGTTCAGGGCTCTGCGCCACAGATCGTATTCACGTTGCTTCTTCGCATAGAGTGGCGTGCCGTCCAACAAGCGGGCGATCTTCCAGCAATCCTCGCGGGAGTGGACAACCCACTTCACGGCTGGTCCACTATTCACAGCGCGCGACTCAGCCGGAATGTCCTGCACATTCCCTGCTTCGATGCGCCGAGCTAACGCCCGCAGCAGCGGGCCTTCATCGGCACGCATCTTGATGTTGAACTCACAAGCGTAGTAGGTTCCGTCCTTTTCACGGTGGATTCGGAAGCACGCCTCCCCGGCAACCAAACCGGCGAACCAGGACCGAAATACCAACTCGCTTGTTGGGATGTCGCCGCCAGCAGCGTCCCAATCCTTCTCCATAAAGTTGAGAAGGTAGGGTGGGTCTGTCACGACGTAATCCACGGACGCCTCGGGGAGCGTGGCGAGCACGTCGAGGCAGTTGCCGCAATACAGGCTCAGGTTGTTCTGCTCGAAGAAGGGCTGCATGATAGGTTCTTACACGAAAGCAATGATAGTCACTCCGCTGGGAGATCGTAAACCGGGCGTGAATCTGGAGTGCTACCGGCCCCTTTTGTCTTCCAGGAGCAGAAAAGTCTGGTCCGGGGCACTGCGGGGAGAGTAGTCGCCCCAGACGTACAGGCCGGCGGCCGTGAAGAGGCCGTGCAACTTGTTGAAGCAGTGCCGGACGGGCGTAGGGACGCCTTTGCTGCATCCCGAGACAACGGCATCCCGCCACTGGGAGAGGGTGCCGGTGACGACGGCCGCCTGGACGCCCCGCGCCAGAGTCTCCACCACTACAAACGACATCCCCGCGCAAAGCTGAAGGATGTCCAGCATGTCCCGCTCGTCGGCCCCGATGAAGGCGCTGAACGAGACGTGCTTCAGTAGATGGGGCGACAGCCCCACGGGTGCCCGCTCGTCGCGCATCGCCGCCAGGCAGCTTAGGAATCGCTCGGCATCCGATAGCTGCCGCCGGCAAGCATCCGAAGGCGCAGCCGGCGAGCGGCCCAACACCTTATGGCTGAGGCCAATGAAGGTGCGGAAGTCAATGCTGGGGACTTGGATCAATACGGCGTCGGGCATCATGGTTTCACAATGGCTCCGCTTGCTGGAATCCCCTTCACCGACAATCCGGTTGAGGCCGTGGCACACCTGTTCCAGCTTCCCACGGTCAGGCCGCGCTTAGGCCGCGGCCAAGCGGAAGAGAAAGAGAGACCGAGGGCGGTCGCCATCACCGCCCTCGAAGGAAGAGGAGACTACCGGGCACGGGCCGGCTTGCTGTCCTGGACCTTCTCGACGCCGTTGTCCTTGATCGTGAGGAACTTGTTGATCTCCCGCACGATTACGTCATCGGAAGGCAACCGGGTGAATGGTGTAGAGCACATCACCACGACGGGAACGTGCCAAGTGCCCTTGCGGTTCTCGGCCACCTTGACCTTCAAGGTGACGGGGATCGGGCCGTGCGGCTTCAGATCGCCGACCGCATTGCCGGCTGCCGCCTTGGCATTGATGTCCGCCTGGGTGAGCGGCAGGAAGGGAAAGAGCTTCTTCGCCTCGATGCGGCTCGACTTGTTGCCGCAGAAGAACTCCAGGAACCGGCCCGTGCTCCGCTCGTAGACGAGGAAGCTGGGGCCGTACTGGCAGTGCGAATCGGACTCGGTAGACTTGGCGGCGATCCGCTTGAACTCCTCTGATTCCATGTCGTAGGAGATGACCAGGGCCTCCATGTCGGTCATGTCGATGGCCTTGGGCCGTCGGGCCAGCGGGAGCAGGTCCACGGCAGTCCCCAAGTCGATGATCTCTTCATCGGACTCGGGGATGCCGTAGTGGCCCTGCGGAATGAGGCCCTTCATGTTGGCCTTCGACTTCGTGTAGAGTTGCATCCGGCCGATGTAGTCGCCGCCCTTCGCCAGTTCAGCGAACTGATCGTCGGTGCCGATCTGGGTGGAGGGAAGCTGGTCGAGATTGATGGGAACCAAAGCGGTGTCGGACATGGTTGTTCTTTCAGGGTTCAGGTTCAGGATTCAGGATTCAGGATTCAGGGTTCAAGCGTCGAGAAGGTGGGTCACTCGTTGTCGTCACATGGCTCTACCCTCCGTCTCAAGAGATTCGCGCGGCTCCGCGATTGGACTCGCTCTCGCTGCTGGCGGATGCTTTCCTCATCCAGGTTCAGCGCCCACTCCAGCGCCAGATACCAGCCATCCACCGGCGTCTTGCAGCCAGCCTTCGTGAGTGCCAAACCGCCAAGTTGATGCTCGCGGTACTCGGCCAATACGTCCTTCAAGGGCCGCAGGTGAGGCACCGGCTCGAAGTCCTTGCAGAGATCGTGCAGCTTCCCTTGACGGGCGGACTCTTGAATCTGCTTGACCACACGAGCCGCCACGGGAACGAACTCCCGTGCGGGAGCCGACTTCGCCAGTTCCACTAATTGCGCCTGATGGATGCGCGGCAGCTTGGCGAGCGTGTAAGCCGACTTCAATGGTATCTCGCCGCGCTCCACGGCCTTTTGGATGTCCGGCCGCAGACTTAGCAGCCTCAGTTGATCGCCGATCCAGGCCGTCCCTTTATGGATCAGATTGCTCACGTCGGCCAGCGTTGCGTCCATGCCCTGCCGGGTCGTGAGGGCGTCCATGATCCGTTTGACCTGCCGCGCGTACTCCACGGCCGTCGTCTCGGGCCGCAAGGCGTTGGCCTGAATCTGAAGCGCCAGCACGTCGTCGTCCGTGAGGTTGTGTTTCACGATGCAGGGCAGCGCCGCGAGCCGTAATTCCACGGCGGCCGTGTACCGATAGAGGCCGTCCACGACTTCGTAACAGCCGGGCCGCCGCTCGGACGGTCGCACACAGATGGAATTCAGCGGGCCGACTGCCGCCAACGAATCACGCAGTTCCAGGTACTCAATGGACTCCCGGTTCACGATCCGCAGGACGACCCACGGCTCGATGATCTCGTCCAGGGAAATCGGTCGGAACTCGTCGGGCAGTTGTTCAGGCATCGGTGCATCCGCGTCATACGTTGACACCTATACAAGACTGCCAAAACCCGGTTCTTTCCCAACATTTCTGGGAAACGGCGGGCTTTTGGCAGTCTTGTATAGGTGTCTACGCGGCCCGCTATGCGAGGCCCGATGCCAAGCGCGTTTATACGCTCACCACGGATCGACCGACGCGGCCTTTCAGAGAGATGTCATGCCCTTAGTCAGCCAGTCGCTCCACGGTTTCCTCCACGCTCGCAAGACGCCGGCCAACGCCGACATGGTGGATCGCTGGTCCACGGCAATGGAAACGCAGGTCAACGTAATGGCCGGCGACGGCGAACCGGTGGCCGGGAAGAAGTCCACTTGGACGAACGGCAGCGACACTTGGCACTCTATCCGCATCCCGAAGAACGCGGCCACGGACCCGACGTGGGAAGATTACAAGATCGGCTATCCCTTCGACCTGTACGCCGAAGGGATCGGCATGACAGGCTGGGATTGGCAGGCCCGCTTGTCCCGTCACTTCGGCTATGATTTCGATGCCCTGACCGGACACGCCCAAGGCATTGGCATCGACGAGGCCCAATTAGAGAAAGTCAAACAGGCGGCCTGCGCCCTGCCTTACGTCGAAGTTCGCCGCAGCACGGGCGGCGGCGGCATCCACCTCTATGTCTATCTCGACGATGCTGGCGTGCCGACCGCCAACCACACCGAGCACGCTGCCCTGGCCCGCTGCATCTTGGGGATGATGTCGGCCGAGGTGGGCTTCGACTTCGCCAGCGCGATCGACGCTTGCGGCCACGTCATGTGGATTTGGCACCGCAAGATGTCGGTCGAGAACCACGGGCTGGAGATCATCAAGCCCGCTGAGAAGCGCCTCTCACTCGCCGATCTGCCGGCCAACTGGCGGGACCATATCGAAGTGGTCAGGGGTCGCCGCACGAAGGTCCGCATCAACGAGGTAGCCGAAGACGACACGGACCCTTTCGAGGCCCTGGCCTCCAGCCGGAAGATCATTCCCCTGGACGACAGCCACAAGGCCCAGATCGAGGCCCTGATGCGCTCCGGGGCCACCACGCTCTGGGTGGCCGACCACCATCTCCTGCAAACCCATACCACAGCGCTCCGTGAACTCTTGACTGGCCCCGAAGGCAAAGCCTTGAAGCTCGTGGGCATCTTCAAGACGATCTCGGAGGGCCGCGACCCTGGCACGCCCAACTGTTTCCTCTTTCCGCTGCCCAACGGGGCTTGGCGGGTCTATCGCTTCTCGCCCGGCATCGCCGAGGCCGACACCTGGACTCAGGACGGTCAAGGCTGGACCACCTGCTACTTCAACCGCTACCCGGACCTGAAGATTGCTTGCACGCTACTTGGCGGCGTGGAGCGTGAGCAAGGCGGCTATGTCTTTGCGTCGGCAGACGCCGCCATCCAGGCCGCGAAAAGCCTGGGCGAAGACCTCAAGCTGGACCCGAGCGTCATGGACCGCAAGGTGACGCTCAAGGCCCACAAGGACGGTCGATTGGTAGTGGAGATCGAGCGGAAGAGGAAAGACGAAGAGCCGTTGAAAGGCTGGGAAGAGAAGAAGGGGAAGTACGTCAAGATTTTCCAGATCAAGACGGACCCCAAGGAAGAGAACGACCTGGATTTCAATGAATTTGACGGAATCATCCGCGCGTTGGAGACCGCCGCCGTCGAGCACGCCGGCTGGGTCGTGAAGAAGAACAAGGAATGGGTCCGGCAGCCGGCCGCCAACGTGAAAATGATCCTGCAAAACCTGGGGCAGGCCAAGGCCGACGCCGAGGCCATCATGGGCGGGGCCGTGGCCCGTGGCTGGCGCTTGGTCAACCTCCCCTTCCGCGAAGAGTACCCCGGCGGCCGGCAATGGAACATGGACGCCGCCCAGTTCAAGTACAAGCCTGCCGAGTTGGCCGACGACGAGATTCCCTGCCATCCGCATTGGGACTTGATCTTCGACCACATCGGCCACGAGCTAACGTCCAGGCTGCGGGAATTGCCCTGGGCCATTGACGCCGGAATTAGGACCGGGGCCGACTATCTCCGTGCCTGGGTGGCGTGTGCCTTCCGCGATCCGTTTCAACCCACGCCGTACCTTTTCTTCTTCGGCCCCGAGAACAGCGGCAAGAGCATCTTCCACGAATCGCTGCAACTCTTAGTGACCAAGGGCGTGGTCCAGGCCAAAAGGCCGCTTGAGGGACGCGATGGCTTCAATGGCGAACTCTCCGGGGCAATCATCTGTGCCGTGGAAGAGGTGGACATCTCGAAATGCCCTGGTGCCCGTGAACGACTCAAGGCATGGGTGACGGGCCGAACCATATCCATCCGCAAGCTGCGCCAGGACAGTTTCGAGCAGCCCAATGCAACTCATTGGGTGCATACGGCCAACAGCCAAGAGAATTGTCCGATCTTCCCCGGCGACACCCGCATCACGGCCATCTACGTCGCCGATCTGTTGGACGAGCAACGCATCGCCAAGCCGAAGATGGAGGCGTTCCTTGAACAAGAGGCCCCGCACTTCCTCCACACGCTGATGCACCTGGAACTGCCGCCCATGATCGACCGGCTGCGTCTGCCGGTGGTCACGACCGCCAGCAAACTGTCCGCCGAAGAAGCCAATCAAACGGAATTGGAACAGTTTATCGCCGAGTGTTGCGAAAAGACGCCCGACGCGCATTCGCCGTTTGCGGAATTCTACGACCGCTTCCAGCAATGGCTCCCGCCGAACGAGAAACACGCCTGGTCCAAGAAGCGAGTCAGCAAGGAACTGCCCGTCCGCCACTCAACGACGGTCGGATACGCCAACCAGAAATACGTTTCCCATCTGACTCTGAAGCCAGCCAAGGAAGGGGACCGCAAATGACCTTTCGCATCTACCGTTCCGCCGGTTTCCTCTCTCGCTCCGTGCTACGGGCTGAGTTGGTCGCCGAAGTTGAAGTAGACGAGCGGCCGGAAGACGAAGCGGCCTTCGCCGACGAGCACGGCGGCGACATCATTGAAGTTGCACCCACTGATTCAGAGAACCCCGGAGAAGATCAATGAGCAAGTACGGCATGACCGACAGCGGCAAACGGCAATCCTTCGGCAAAGGTATGGCGATCCGCGACACGGCCGACGACAAGCCCCGGCCCGACCTGATCTCCCCGTTCGCCGAAGAGCGGCAGGGCCACTGGCTCCGCATGGGCGCGGCCAAGTACGCCGAGCGGAACTGGGAAAAGGGGATGCCGTTCTCGCGTTGCGTGGCCTCGCTCAAGCGGCACGTAATGAAGTACCAGCAGGGCAAGCGAGACGAGGATCATCTTGCCGCGATCATGTTCAACTCGATGGCCTTGATCCATTACGAGGAGATGATCGAGCGCGGGCTGCTCCCGGCGGAATTGAACGACATGCCGTGCTACCAGCCCGTCGTCCGCAAGTCGCCCCGCCAGTCACCCCGCAAGCCTGCCAAGAAGGGGAGGAAGACCCGCCGTGGCTGATTCCATCGTCTATCCCGGCCTGGTCCACCTCAACGGCTGTCTCATGGCGGCCGTAGACCTGGAGACCACCGGCACGTGGCCCGGCTACCACGAAATCATCCAGATCGCCGTGGTGCCGCTGGACTCGGACTTCAGGCCCCTTCCCAGCGTGCGGCCGTTCTACACCCGCGTCAAGCCAAAACACCCGGAGCGGGAGTCGCTCGGCGCGAAGCACAAGCACAAGATTCCCATGACGGAACTCTTGCTCCACGCCCCCGAGGCCGAGCAGGTGGCCGATTGGCTCCATGACTGGTTCTTGAACTTGAAGCTGCCCTTCAAGAAGTGCCTCGTGCCGCTGGCCCACAACTGGGCCTTCGAGTCGTCATTCCTCAAGGCGTGGCTGGGCGTGGAGGAAATGGACCTCTTGTTTCACAGCCACGCCCGCGACGGGATGCTCTACGCAATCTCGCTCAACGACAAGGCCGCTTTCGCGGGCGAGCCGGTCCCGTTCCCCTTCGTCGGCCTGGGGGCGATGTGCAAGAAGCTGGGCATCACGAATACCAATCCGCATGACGCCCTGGCCGACTGCATTGCCGAGGCCGAAGTCTACCACGCCATGCTGCGGATGTTCTGAGGAAGTCGTCATGTCAACGGATGAAGAACGCGAAAATCCGCCATGCCCGAAACGCCTCACCGGCACGGAGAGGCACCCGACGTGCAACGACCCCTCAAAGGGCTACTTTCAGCGGCCGGTGCGACCCGTTGACTGTCGCCGTTGCCTCGGGCTTGAACCGACCGAAATAGCTGCCCCGGAATCGTCGCCGCCACCGCTACCCCCGACCCCGCCACCCGCGCCACCATCATCGGAGTCGCCCGCGCCGCCGGGACTGGTGCGCCGCGCGTACTCCTATGCCGAGGCCCTTGCCCGATGGACAGCCGCCGGGCAGCCCGTGCGCCCGGACAAGGAAGTCGAGCGGATATTCCACCAGCAGTGCAAGCCCTGCAAATGGTTCGACGGCGAACGGCAAATCTGCCGAGGATGCGGCTGCCGGGTCGCCGAGAACGGCTACGCCGTGCTGAACAAGATCAAGATGGCCACGGAACACTGCCCGCGAGAACTATGGTAGAATCCAC